CAACTCTGTGTGTACTTTTAGCTGTTATAGTTCCAGATGTTCCTGCACTAATAGCTATTGTATGACTTCCTTCTTCATAGTCCTCTAATGTGTTTGCATCTGTATTAGATGTCGCACCAAGAACAACACCTTTAGCTGCAGTGGCGAATAATAAATCGCCATCAGTAATTGTAAGGTCTGACCCAAATCCTGTTGCGTTACTTCCTATCTTTGATATTGCCATATTTTATTCCTTTATGCTGTTGCCATGTAAGTGCCACTAAATCGTGCTGACATACCTGCTACAGATGTATAAGTTGCATCACCTGCAGTGTTACTTCCAATCATAGTGCTTGAAGATACAAGCAATTTAAAATCACTAAAAGCATTTCCTGAAAAAAATGTAGATATTGCAGCTGTGTTTGTTGCAGCAAAAGGAAGTCCTGCTATTGAAACTCTATCAACATCACTTCCACTAAAAGATATTGCAACACTAACATGAACCATTCTTCCTACTTTTACATACTGTGCTTCACTAGCCGATATTGATGAATTACCTGATACAGATTGTGAAGCTGTCCAAGTTCCTTCTTCATAGTCCTCTAATGTGTTGCTATCTGTGTTTGATGTTACACCGAGATTAATGCCTTTAGCTGAACCTGAGAAGAATATATCACCTGTTTCAATATCTATATCACCACTACTATTTATAGTAAGCCTGTCAGAACCACCAACTTTAAAGTTTATGGTATCATCAGTGTCGGCTGTAATAGATGTGTCATTGTCAGCATCAAGAATTAACTCGTTACCTGCTAAATCTCTATCTGCTATTTCTCTTGCTCTGCTCATTATTTACTCTCCAATGCTGTCACCCTAGCTTCTAACTCTTGTATTGTTTTAACTAACAATGGTACAAGTTTACTTTTGTCTATCTGTTGATAAACATTTTCTGTTCCTGTTTTTGTCCAAGTTGAATCGTTATCGTATAAAGCATCTACCTTATTACCATAAACATCAGTTGTTTCTTTTTTGCCTTTTATATGTGTTGTTTGTGGAACATCTTTAGTTAAAACTACACCATCTTTACTTTTAATTACACCTATATCTCGTATTTCATCTTTTTTCCCTGTAACGGCTTCAGGAACTACACTAGATACTTCATGTGCTAAAAACCCACCAATAAGTGTATCTGTTTCATCATCAATCCAATTAAATTTTGCAGGTTTTAATTCTTTAAGTTTTGAAGTTGCATCCCAAGAATAATTTACATTTTCTTTTAATCTATAATCTGATGTTTCATTATATGATGTATCAGAACCTCCTGTCGTTATAGAACCTTTAACAACACCTCCTGAATTTTTAAATTGTATCATTGTTGCTGTTGTACCATCAGGTATTATATCAATACCAACTTCACTAGCAGAGTGTGCAAAATTTATGTTTAATCTACCTGCTGTATTTGTTGAACCTATTCTTACCTTTCCTGCTCCAGTTATATCCATTCTAGTGCCTGAACTACCACTGCTGTTTCTTACTTGAAAACCTAGTCTGTGTTCATTAGTGCTATTATTAATTAACTGACCATAAATACCTGTGCCAAAATTACTGTTAGAACCAAGACAAAGCATTGCACCTGTATCGTTTGTACTGCTTGTATTTCTAATAAGATGAACAACACCTATGTCAGATTCTACATTTGTATTAGTGCTTACATTACTTATAGTAAGATTGCCTGTTCCTGCATTTAGAAAAAAAGCATTTGCATCACCATCTGATTCAACTCTAAAATCTATATCAGCACTACTTTCGTTAAATACAGTTTCTCCGGGTTTAAATCTTAAAGGTTCTGCTTGAGAACCCCCTGTAATTGTTTCAAAAATTAATCGACTATCCTCTGTGCCATCACTTACATCATCAATAACTGACCTAATACTTGCAGCAACTATATCTTGAGAATTATCATTACGACCCTCAAAATCTATTTGTCCTATCATATCACCATCAGCAGGAGAACTAGAGTTTCTATATAATCTAAGATTAGGACCACCATTAGCATCTGCATCTGTAGATGTTAGTGTTAGATTATCAGAATTATCGTCTACAGTTATAGTAGACCCATCACTTGCTGTAAAGCCACTAGCAAACTCAACTGCACCACTAAATGTACCACCACTCGTTGCACTTACCATGTCGGCAACAGTAAATATATCATAGACCACCACAGTTACTTCATCATTTGCAGACATTGCTGATAGACCTGCTATCGTGTTAGCAGTATTTGTATTATAGTCTGTTCCTGTTTTTAACAACACACCATTGAGATACACATCAACGTATGCACCATCTGTAAATGTTAGAGTAGCACCATTGGCATCTGCTCCACTTACGGATGTGTCATCTGCACTTGCAAGATATACGAACCTATTTCGTACTCCAAATCCGTCTGTTGTTTTTCCTATGTATGGCATATGTTATTCCTTACCCTGTGCTTGTAAAATAAAAACCAGAAACATTAATTCTGTCACTACTTGCATAAGCTGTTCCTTTTGTATCACAAACTATGTCTGCTCCAGACTCATCTACTAAACCAGTGGGTATATTATCAAAAGCAACATAAGAAGACGAAGCATCTTGAGCAACTATACTTACTGCTCCTCTACCTGCAATAGCAGTAGGAAGTCCTGTTATAGTAAAAGCACCATCTGGTATAGCACCATCTAAAACAATATGTGCAGAAAAAAATACAACATCTCCTATTTTTCTATAGTCTTTAGTTGAATTAGTTGCGTCAACAACATCACTTGAACTTATAGAAATCGCAGGTGTCCATGTGCCTTCTTCATAGTCATCCAGCATATTCGCATCTGCACTTGCAGATTGACTATCTGGAAATAAAATTCCGGGAGTGCTTAATACACTAGAACAAG